CCCGGCGAGCGCGCCCTCCTGCCACTTCTGGCGCTCGGCGGCCCGCTCGGCCTGGGCGCGCTGCCAAGCGGTCGGGGTGTCCGCCCGCTCCATGTCCCGCGCCCGAGGCCCGGTGGGCACGTCCGGCTCGGCCTGGCTGGGCTCCGCAGGCGGATACTCCGGCGGCTGCACTTTGTCCGGGTTCCAGTCGCTCATTATTCACCCATCTCCCGCAGTATTCGTTTCAACGTCGCCTGCACCGGCTCCATCCCGAGCCGCCCGTGCCAAGCGCCTTTCTGCTGCAACTTTTTGGCCTCGGTCTTTCCGACGATCTCGCACCCGGCGGCCCTCACGGCCGCGTCGTAGGTGCTCCGGCTGCTGTGCATCCGCCCGTCCGCGTGGCACAGCAGCGGCTCCGCGAAGTCGGGGAGGATCGCCACCCCGCGCGCAGCCGCCTTCGCCGCATGAGCCTCGACCCACGCGCCGTCGGACCACACGTAGCGCGGCATTTACTGGCTCTGGTCCCTGTCCGGGTACAAGGCCGGATCGTCCGGGTAATATCTGCTCAGCATCTTTCTCGTGGCCGGGTCGATCTGCGCTTTCTTCCCGTGCCGCGCGCGCCATTCCTTCCAATCAAAGGAGTTCACCTCGCCTCTCGGCGGCAACTCGCCCTGCGCGAGAGCCTCGTCCTCCATCGCGCGAGCCGCCCATTCCAGACGGTCGAATACCGTTTCCTTATCGTCCCACTTCGCACCGCGAAAGTGCGGGATCTTCCCGGCCCGGTCGGCCTCCTCGGCATCGGCAATGAACCGCTTTACCGTCGCTCGATCCCAGACCATGCCGGTGCGCGAGTAAAACGTGGACATTAGGATTTCAACCCAGTCCACCTTTCTCATTATCGGGCTGGCCCGTTCGCCTTCGGAGGCGCTGCCGCCTTCACTTGCATCTCCTGCTGCCGTAGTTGCCCGTCCTGCGCGAGCTGGGCGACCTGGATCTGCCTGTCGGCGTGGTCGCCCGCGAGCTGCGCGAGCTTGTGCTGCTGGTCCATCTGCTGAATATGCACGTCGGCCTGCGTGCGTTGCATCTCCGCGCCGACTTTGGCCTTGTCCACCTCGACCTTGCTGGCCGCCACTTGCGCTTTCGCCAGCTCGACCGGATCGGGCGGCGGCGGACCCTGCTGCTGCTGCGCCTGCATGGCCGCCGCCCCGAGCGCCTCAAAGGCCGCTTCGATGGCGCCCTCCATCGCCGGACCCGCGCGGAACCGCCTGACGGCGCCTAGTAGAAGTTCGCCCCCCATAGCCGTCCATGCGGGCAATGCGGGCGGCGCGGATTGCGCAATCCCCTGCAAAATGGGCGCGAACGCCTGCAGGAACTGCGCGACGCCGCCCAGCAGTTGCGTCCATTCCTGCCGTTCCGCTTGCTGGTCCACCTCGATCGTGCTGTCCGTCTCAACGTCGATCCGATACGCCGTGAGCGACGCCTGGCCCTTCAGAAGCTGCAGCGCGGGGATGACGTATTGCTGGTCGGCCGGCGGGAAGCCTTGCACATTGGCCGCCTCGGCGAGCCGCTCCATGTCGAATAGAGCGGCAATCGCCTCCGCCATGCGGGAGAGCAAGTCAGCCGCAAACCTCTGCACGTCCTGCTGCCGCGTCCGCACCCGTATGCTGCCCCAGCGCGCCTTGATCTGCTGCGCCGTCGCCGTCTCCGAGGCCTGCGTCGAGCCGCGCAGAATATCGCTGAGCCCCGTTACTTCATATGCGTCGGCTTTTACTTTCTCTCTGAGCGCCTGTAGTGCAGTAAGCGTATTTACTGTGTCCTGAATGGGCAACCAGACAATCATATCGCTGAGCTTCTGTCCGCCGAACGCCGCCCAGCTCTTGAGGGGAATAACCTGCGCCTCGCCGGCCAGGTCGAGCGCAAGCTGCACGTCCGCCGCCATGTCCCCAGGCACGAACCCCGCCAGCCGCAGCGCGCTCGTGAGCGCCGCAATCCGGCCCGTCAAATCGTCTAGTTCCTGCGCCTGGTCCTGGTACTGAACGTAATCCGGAACCGGCGTTAGCGTCCCGTTGGTGAGCGTCCCGAACAGCGGCGGCGGGCACGGAAAGTCCGACAGCATCCACTGCGGATACGCCTTGTGGTCCAAGGGCTCGTCCATCCCGGTATGGACCCAGGTAATCGTCCGCTCCGACTTGTCCCAGATTTCATAGACGGTCGCCTTCGCGAAGGTGGTTTCGGCCTCGTCCTCCCCGCCGTCGCGCTCATGCTTGCGGTCCAGCGGCACCTCGCGCCCGATGTCCTCACCAAAACGCTCGATCAGCTCGTCCCGGCACAGGAACGTGCGCCGCCAAACCGCGCTAACCTCGTCCCAGATCCTGGCCCCGGCCGTGCAACCGAAATCGCGCCAATGGATGTAATCCGGAGCCACCGCCTCGTCGTCTACCTTGGGCTGCCCGGTGGCCGGGTCCACCTCCCCGAAATCCACCTGATACCGCACCCAGGCCACGCCCTGGCCGCCGAGCAGGAAGTCTTTGACGGCCGCCCGCATGCACCTGTCGAACGCCCCGCCGCCGCGCTCGATGGCGACCTGCAGATTGCGCTCGAGGATCGTGGCCATGACGCGGCCGATTGGATCTCTGTCTTGGAACCGCCGCCCCACCTCAGGCTTGGGCGACTTCGCATAGAGCGTGGGCTGCAGCACTTCGAGGTTGGCCCACAGCAGCGCAAACCGGCGCTCCTGGTCCTTGCGGTTGCGCTCGTCGCGATAGCGGGCCTCGATCCCCTCGACGCGGTCGCGCCAGCCGTCGCGCTCCTTGTCGAAATGCTCGATCTCCGCCTTCCACCTGCTGGCCGTGCCGGCGGGCGGCGGGCCGAACTGCTCGACCGTCTCCGCGCTAGTTGTGTAGCTCACAATGCAGCCCCGTGGCGCAACTGCAGCAGCGCCTCCTCGCTCAGCCGCTCGTCGATGCCGGCGAACTCGTTGCGGGCCTCCGAGGCGCGGATGATCTCGTCCAGCTTAGTTTGTATTGCCAGCCCGTCCCGGTTCTGACTGGCCTGGATCAGAAACACCATCAGAAACGTAATGATGGTCGTTCCGGTGTTGATGACGATCTGCCACCCCTCCGAGTAGTGGTAGAACGGGCCGAACGCCGCCCACACGAGCACGATGCCAACGGCGGCCAGGAACGCCGCGGGCCGCCCGGCGGTGGTGGCTACCGTGCTCGCGAGCGCGGAGAAACTCATCAGTCGGCCACGTCTGCGAACAGCGGCGCGTCGTCGTAAACGCGGTTGCGGGCGCTCATTGCATGAACGGGGCTCAACTCGATCCCGACACCGTTGCGGCCGAGGCGGTCCGCGACGAGGAGGGTAGTTCCGACGCCTGCGAACGGGTCCAGCACCGTATCGCCCGGCCTGCTGCCCGCCTTGATGCAGATTTCGGCCAGGGCGGGCGGCATGGTGGCAAAGTGCGCGCCGGCGTAAGGCTGCGTGGCGATGGTGAGGACGTTGCGCAGGTTGCGGGTCGGATACGTCGCTGAGCCAGGGCGGATGCCCGCCACTAGCTCGCTCGGCATCCGCTTGTCCGTGACGGCAGAGCGCGCCTTGCGGTCATCGTCGGGATATTCGCTCGGCTCGGCCACCGCCTCCGCGTCCCAGAAGTAGGTGCAAGTCGTAGCGGTGTGCGATACTATGTGGCCATGAAGAAAGTCGAACTCGCCTATCTTGCCGGCGTCGTGGATAGCGACGGATGTCTTGCCATAGGCATCGACACCTGGAGGGTAAGGAAATTTGGCATCGCTCCCGACTATTCCGAACGAGTGACGATCTCTCAAAACAAGACCCAGGCCGTGGATTTGGCTCAGGAACTCTTTGGCGGAAATGTCCGCATTCAGAAGCCCCGCGGCGGCATAAGCCGATACCCGCTCTATCGATGGCAAATCACTAACAGGAAGGCAGCGCTCTGTGTCGCTGCTCTGTTCCCCTATCTGCGCTTGAAGAGAGACGCAGCCCAAATGCTGCTGGATTTGCGGGCAATCAAGGATCGCGGTCGCGAGGCGAATACTGATCTCGGCGGCCCACGCATCCGCATCAGAAATCCTGCTACGGCTGCCGCTATGGCCGCGCTCGCCGCTCAGATCAGAGAGTTTAACAGTCCGACGACGCCACGACCCCTTCGCGAGCAGGAACACGTGCTCATGCGCGGAGGTGCATCTATCAGTCACTGATTCCGGCATGGGATTTGGCTTGGCCCAGATGATGTCGCTCCGCAGCCACCACCCGTCCGCCTGAAGGGCGAGCGCCACCCGCGCGGGGATCATCAACAGGTCCTTGGGTTTGTAGCCCGGCGGCACCGTTTGACGTGTTTGCGCGGCAATATCGCGTTGCTTGCAGGCTCCCAACGGGCCAGAACCGATCTGGCTGTTGCCCAGCCCGTTTCTGTTGACCGAAGTCCCGGCGTAGCTGTCGCCCAAATTAAGCCAGACCGTTCCGCTGTCGGCCAGGACGCGCCGCACCTCGCGGAACACGGCCACCATCTCGGCCACGTAGGCGTCGGGGCTGGCCTCCAGGCCGATCTGGCTGTCCACCCGCCGCGCGCCGCACTTGCGACAACGAGAGGCGTCAACGCCTGGCCGCACGCCGGAGACGATGGCACCGGGGGCCTTGCTGTCCTGCACCTGGCCGCCAACGCTATGATCGCACCCCGCATCGCCGCCTACCCACGTTGCGGTGCCGTAGTCCCGCAGCCCGTAATACGGCGGGCTCGTCACCACGCACTGCACGCTGCCCGCATCGAGCGTCGCCAGCACCGCGCGGCAGTCGCCGGTAATGACGCGCACGGTCACGTCAGATATTCCGCATACCAAGCCGGTGCCCGCGGCTTGCGCGACAGGTTGCCCGTGAACACCCGCGCCCGGCCCTCGCCGCTCGGCAACCGCCTGCGCGGCACCGGGTTCGGCTCGTAATCGTCGCACAGAACCCGCCAGCGCCCGTCGCGGTGCTGCAGGATCACCATCGCGCTGCACACCTCACCCGCAAGCCACAGCCGCCAATATTCCGCGACCGCTGCCCTCCGTTCCGTCCGCAAAGCGTTATTAGCGGACGACACTAAGCGCCCCTTGTCGTGTCAGGTCCGGAAAGAAGCAGTCCGCGCACAGCCACTTGCCATCGGACTGGAGGTCCGCAAGCCCGCCGCAGCTCTGGCACAACAAACCCTTCGGCGGCCTCGGGCGCCGTTCCGCACGCAAGCGCTCATGGTCGGCCATTCGCGCAACCGCATCGCGCAGCCCCTTGAGCGCCCGCTCCAGTTCCTCAATCCGCTTCGGCGCCCGCGCCGCTAGTTCCGTCTCGTCCCAGCATTCGGCCGCCTCGCACGCGTCAATGAACGTCTCGCCGCGCAGGCTTCGAACCGCCTCGATGTCGTCCGTCACCAGGTACCGGCCGCCTTCCCGCAGCAGCCAGCCGCCGCCCGCTTCGTGGTCGCCTTGTGCCCGCGCCAGACTGCTTCTGACCGCCTTCACAGCCGCGCCCGCTTGCCGCTGGCCTCGCTCAGACTGCTCACCCGGATCGCTCCAGGCGGCAGCGGCGGCGGCTTGTCCTCCGCCACCGGCATCCAAGGCCGGCTCACGAACGCATACCGGTCCGCATCCGCCACGTGATCCTCGCCCTCCGTGTCCATGTCCTCCGGCCTTGCGTCGTCATGCTGCATCGCCGGGATCGTCCGGATCGCGTCCCGGCAGGTCGCCATCCAGTAGGCCATCGGCCGGCCGTCCTCGCCCTTCAGCCGCTGCCGGAAGACGTCCCAGCCGCCCAGCGCGCCTTGCCTGCTGACCCGCGCATTGTCCGCCCGGCGCCAGATCACGCCGCGCCCGAACATGCGCTCGGCGATACTCGGCCCGCCGTCGCTGCTGAAGATCGCCGGATCGGCCACGCCATAGGCGAGCGTCTCGCCGGCCTCACGCACCTTCACGCCGTCGGCCACTTCCTCGGCCGTCAGACGCAGGCCCACGTTCGGCTCGCCCGTGCTGCCATACCATTCCCGGTATTTCACCAACGCGCCCTTGGGCAGCCCGTGGGTCGAGCCGTCCGCCTGCGCCCACCAGCCGACCGCGAACGGCCGCGCGCTGCCCCAGTCCATCGAGCGGAACCGCAGCCAATGCTCCGGGGGCGTGAACGGCGGGACGATGTGCTGCGGCCCCCACTCGGGGAAGAACGCCCCGGCGATCACCGACCAGTCGCCCTCGAGCCAGGCGCGCACCAGTTCGGGCGAGCCGGACTGGCGCAGGTTGGCGATGTAGCTGGCCTGATCGATCTTGGTGTTGTCCTGCACCCGGCTCGGGATGAACACGCGCTGCCGTCCGCTGTCGGGGTCGGCGATGACCTGCCATCCGAGCGGCGCCGGGTCGATGTAGCGCGCCTTCAGCCAGTGGTGGCCGGGGCCGCCCGGGTTGCCGGTGAGGCGGATGCGGCAGGGCACGCCGGCGCCGGAGCGGAGCGTTGCCATCAGCCGGAAGATCGGCGCGGGGCTGGGGAAGTTGCCGGCCTCCTCGACATACACGCGGGTGTAGCTCGCGCCCTGGTGGTTCTCGGCGTCGGCGTCGCGCTCGAGGTGGGCGAAGACGAGGCGGGCGCCGTTGGGCATTGTAACGCGCATGGAGCCGCCTTCGGCCGAGCCGACGAGGTGGGCGCCGAGCGGCGCGAAGATGGCGCGGGCGCGCTCGAACGTCTCGCCGAGCTGCTTGGCGGTGCGGCGGACCATGAGGCCCACGGCGTTGATGCCGTGCGCGTCCGCGTGCATGGCCCACTCGCCGAGCACGCCGTCGGTCTTGCCGCCGCCGCGAGCACCGCCGAAGAACACCTCGAACACGTTGCAGGCGAGCAGCGCGCGCTGCGGGCCGGAGACGGGCGCCCAGGTTACGACTGGACCCCGGCCCGATGATCCATCGGGCAGCGTTGTGGACTGGGTTGTGGACTGGCTCGAAGGCGTCGCCATATTCGCTTGCGACATCAGCGTGTTAGCGCGACCTGATGGCGGACGTGAGTTCCGCCGTCAGGACTGGCTGATCCGTTTCGGCGCGTATTGCTCCAGCCAAGTGTCGGTATCCTCCGCTTCGGGCACTGCCATGATGACGTAACGGACGGGCTCGCCGTTTGAGGTGAAGTCGGTGGGCTGCATTGGCCGGCCCCAGCCTCGGTCGAGGAGCGCGATGGCTGCTGCGACGCGCGGGGCTGGCGCTGCCTCGGGGTTGTTGCAGATTTCGGCGAGTGTCTTGATGGCGTCGGGGCTGTGCGCGCGGGCCAGGTCGATGATGGTTGCCGCTGTCTTGCGCCGGCCGCCTGGGTTGCCTGATTGGCCCGGCTTGAACCGCGTTGCGGTGCCGTGTCCGGCCATCCTGCTATGCTGCCTGTGGTGAGGGTGCCGCTAAAACGCGCAAAGCCGGGGCGCTTTTAAGCAACACTACGGGCGTCGCCAACACGGCTAATGGAGCCTTCGCTCTCTTAAGCAACACGGCTGGCGCCTTCAACACCGCCAACGGTGATTCCGCGCTTTATAGCAACACAGTCGGCTCGCAGAACACAGCCACGGGGCGCCGCCTGCTGGCAGTCGCCCATGGCCAGATGAGGAAGTCGGGCTTGCTCCAGACCGCAACGCCAGAATCGGCACCGAGCTCGGCTTGAACTTCGATGCGGTAGCGCTGAACGCCCACCTCCAGCACATAGCCCGACTTGCCGTTCACCACATCCTGAATCAGCT